AACCTGCAGACGCTTTACCTCAACGGTAACAGCCTCACTGAGCTGCCTGCGGAGATTGTAAAACGCACCAAGAGCGGTTTATACATTGTCGGAGTCAAACTGCCGCTCGAAAAATGATAAGTGCGGGAGCCGGTATCTCTATCGGCTCCATGCTCTTCTTGGAGGTAAAAATGAACGAGATAACTTGGAAGCGACAGATTGTCCATCTTATGCATCCGATAGGACTGCGCAGGCGAATTGTAGCTTACTCAATTGTTAGAGATGGTTTTGGCGGATGCTATGCCTATCTCTCAGAGACAAGACGCATCCATATACCCAAAGAGATGATTGTAGGCATCGAGGAGATTGTCGAGGCCAAATCCAGGGTCATATCCCGTGCAAAGCATATTGCTTTGACAACTGCAGGTGTTTTGTTTTTGTGGTTGGTTATCGCGGCTGGAATTAAAGCATCCTGGGGATAGTAAGGCCGCCTGCGCGAACAGACGGCCACACTGCGGAGACGAATCCGCAAATACAGACAGGCTCATTATAGAGCAAGGAGACGGATATGGCAACAACGGTTATTGATAAGGGGCAGGTCAAGCGGAGATCACACATTATGAGCATAGCTAGAGCGATGGCATTCGCGAAGCTGCTTGAATCTAACCCTCAACACTCAGTGATGGATATCACAGTTATACCGGATGGCAAAAAGGGCAGAGTCGAATATGCACCCTCGGCCGCCCAGACGGTTTATAGACTCTTTCGAGAATTGCAATCAGCAAGGGAACTTCGAGCGATTGAACAGGTGCGGCGTTACAAGTGGCGCAGGATTGGCCGAAGAGCCTGGAGCTGCCGAGGTTTCCGGGGGCAGCAGTATTCGGTGTTTCTCAACAAGGTCGGCAACAGGGAAGCCCACTGCACCTGCCCGGACTGGCCGAAAATCAGCTCAGTAGGCGGGAAGTGTAAACACTTTATTTGCGCTGAAGAAGCCGAGGCGAGATACCAGCGTTCTCTTCAAGAGACTGCGGCCATGAATGCCACCATCATTCAGCCTGATCTTGTTGATCCTTACAAGGATTAGGAGGCGGATATGCAGGTCATTGAAAGAGACGGCGATCTTACTACACACATTTGCGCTGACTGTGGTGGGCCGATTGTCGGCGATTATATGCGCAGAGAGAGCGATAGTGGTGTAGTTACTTACTATCATCCTAAAAGATGCGAGGTTTTAGCGCGGCTTCAAGATCGCACTGGCGACGCTCGGATTGGAGAAATAGATGAAGTGGAATATTGAACAGTTCGAGAAGCGCCTAGATAGCCTGGTTTGGGGGCCAAAAACGCAGGCTTTTATGTGGTTTATATTCATCAGCTCGGCAGCGGGCTTGTTGATTAAGTTGATATTGATCAGATAAGGAGACGGATATGCAAGGAAATAACGGAGAGAAGCATCTATCGCACTCTCAAATATCAATGTTGTTGAGATGCCCAAGGCAGTATTGCTACCGCTACATCGAGGGAATTCGGGTTCCGCCTGGTGCAGCACTACTACTCGGTACATCTTACCACGCGGCTTTGGAGCACAACTTCAAGCAAAAGGTGCAGACCGGCGAGGACTTAGGTGTCGATGTCATTCTGGACGCTTACGAAAGCGCCTGGACAAAGAAGCTCGCAAATGAAGAAATCGACTGGCAGGGCGAAAGCCCCAGCGAAACAAAAGATATGGGTGCGCGACTAGTCGATGTGTACATGCAGAATGCAGCTCCATTCGTTATGCCGGTCGAGGTAGAGCGTAAGTTCAGCGTTCATCTGCCTGGATTAGATGGCTATACCCTGGACGGCATTATAGACCTGATTGACGACAAGGGCGTCATTATCGACCACAAGACGGCGAGTAAATCCAAAACGCAAACGGACGCCGACAATGATCTTCAGCCTTATGCTTATGCGGCTGCGCAAATGGAAGATCCCGCCATTGACGAGGTGCCTTTCCAGTATCAGGTTGCTGTTAAGAAAAAGAAGCCGGATGTGCAGCTCGTAGATACAGTGCGCAACCGACAGCAGGTGGGTTGGTATTTACAGCTTTGCTCAGATGTCGTTCGGCAGATCAAGGCGGCGATTTTCCCCTGCAATCCTTGCGGTTGGCACTGTGATCCTAAGTGGTGCGGCTACTACGAGATGTGCAAGGGAGGTAAGCGATAATGGCGACTGCAAAAACAACCGCTACGGACACTCGCGAGACCAAGTGGCGAAAATACCTGCCGCTGCTGGTCAAAGATATAAAACCTGTCGAGATCGATCTTGTGATTGACATTTGCACAGAGCTGGAGCTTGACCCTTTGTTGGGCGAGTTAATTCCTTTCCGGGGCAGACCGTACATTACCGAAGCGGGATTAATGAAGATCGCCAATCGATCTGGCGAGCTTGATGGAATGAATGTGGATTCTGAATATGCAGACCCGGACGGCAGAGGGCCTCGATGGATAGCAACTGTGACTCTTTACAAAAAAGGTTGTTCGCAGCCTTTCACGTTCAGAGCCGACCAGTTGGAGTATCAAAACCCATCGAGTGGAGTTTGGCAAAAAAACAAGCGGTCAATGACTGAAAAGTGCTGCAATTGCAAAACCATACGACATGCTTTCGAGGTGTCTCTACCTTCTATCGAGGAGATGGCTGTCAATGAATACGGTATAACAGCCGAGGAATCGCAAACAGAAGCCCGAGCGGAAGCAAAGGCCGAGGCAGCCGAATCCCAAGCAGCCGATCATTCCGCACGGAAAGAGGAAGAAAAACAGGCCAAGAAAGAGGCCAAAGAGCAGCGGCTTGCCAGTGAGCAGACAAGCCTCATCGGTTACCTTTATCGCGAGATGGGACTGAAGCGCAAAGGCGCGGGTGGAAGCGAGGAGCTTTTCCGAAACACCTATCCTATTGAGAAATTCCCGCAACTGCAGACTGAGCAGTTTATGACTACCGATCAGGCTGAGGGCTATATCTGCAAGCTTTACAAGAAATATGGCAAAGTGCTTCAGCAGAAGCTTGAACTGCCTGATGACAGGGTGCGGTCTGTCAAAGAAGCAATAGCACCTGAAACCAAGTGGCCGGATATGACTGCTGAGCAGTGGAATGCCTATATCACAGCGTTCAAGTGGGCTGGAGTGGATTCCTTGTCTGTCTCTCTAGGTCTTAGCGAAAGCCAGTCAGTAGATATGTTTAATGCTCGTTTCCCGGACGCGAAAGGCAGAGGAGAAGTAAGCGCTGCCGATCTGGACGCTTACATTGCAGAATTGCAAGTTAAGGTCAAGGAAGCTCAGACCAAACCCGAAAAACCAGAAGCCGAGGCCAAAAAAGAAGCTGAGCCTCCAGCAGAAACCGATCCGTTCGATTTCGATAAGGAGGCAGCTTGATATACTCCTCCGAGATATCCGTCTCCGAGGGAGTCCAGGCGGGCGGGCGTTCTGTCCGCCTGGACGGATAACAAGCAAATGTTATGAATATGAAAATTCAGATTGATGAAAAAGGCAACATAATCTTCAATCCGAGCGAATGGTTCCAGTCTCTTGATAACGATGCACAACGTGAACTGGGTTCTCTTTTATGGGATGTAGCCTATGCCGAAATACAGAGGATGGTACTAGAAGAGTATGCCCAACCCGCCTGCAACGACGCTATACATAACTTGAGAGTAGCGTTCCTGACTCACGAAGATGCACCTGACCTTTTTAGACTAGCTGTTAAAGGGCTTATGCGCGAAAACAGGAAGCTTAAAACTGAATTGCAGGAGTGGAAGACATCAGCTCTTGCCGTCTATCATAAGGCCGGGCTAAGCATATCGTTGTTACCAAAACACTCAGACATTCCAGACATTACCGACGCCGATGTGGAAGCCTATGTCGCGGAAGTCGAGGCACGGCCATGAGCACCCACGCTTGCAATCGTTGCGGTAGAGTTTTGTCGGACCCGGCCTCTGTGCGGGCGATGTATGGCCCGACGTGCCTCAACAAAATCAAGACCGATATGAGCGCTGAAAGCGATTCCCCGGACGCCGCGGCTAAGTTGCCGTTTGACGCTGCTTCTATGGATGTGGTGTGCAGACGGACAGCATCGGGCACGGCTTTCAATATCCCTCACGCGCTTGTCTCTCACAGCCCCACTGGCATGGAATGGGGCTATGCCGGAAGCGGCCCATCTGATTTTGCATTGAATATCCTGTATCGGTTCACGCTGGATAAGCAATTCAGTACTAAGTGGCATCAGGAATTCAAGCGGGAATTTGTCGCCAAACTGCCGGAAGAGGGCGGTGTTATACCTGGCTGGCTGGTCATGCAGTGGATACAGTCCAGGCGCCAGGTTGCGCACAGCCAACTTGCGCTAAATATGGGGGGGGTAAGAGGCAATGGCTAAATTGAAAGTCATTTACACCCCTAGTGGCAGAGCTGGAGAATACGCAAATCACGGCTTCGCGGTCAATCTCTATAAGGGCTGCACTCACGGATGTAAGTATTGCTTCAATACCTGCTTCCCGTGGTCTGATCGGGAGAAGTTTCACTCGCAGGCGATTCCTAGAGCTGACGTTCTGAAGAGCCTTGAGAGCGACCTGGAGCAGATCGGACAGGTTGATGAACCGCTGTTTCTTTGCTTTTCCTGTGATCCGTATCAGCCTGAAGAAGAGGAATACCGAATCACCAGGCGGGCAATCACATTGATTCACAGCAGTAGCAACCGCGTTAGGATACTAACGAAGAACGGCTCGCTTGCTCTTCGTGACATCGACTTCCTCGGAGAGGGTGACGAGTTTGGTGTCACCCTGACATTTGCTTCATCAGAAGATTCCCTTATGTGGGAGCCTGGTGCGTCGTCACCTGATGAACGTATAAATGCGCTCTACGAAGCGAAGAAGCGTGGAGTTCGCACATGGGTGTCATTCGAGCCGGTTGTTTACCCCGAGGATGTTTTCGACCTGATCGACAAGACTGCATCCTTTGTCGACATTTATAAGGTCGGGATTCTGAACTATGTCGATAAACTGCCAGTTGAATTCCAGTCGCGCGTTCCTGTCGTTGATTGGAAGTCGTTCGCTGATCGGGTGTCTAGGAAGCTCTACAACGTTGGGGCTGAGTTTTACCTCAAAGAGGATTTACTCAAAGCGATGGGAGGGTCAAATTGAACATTGTAGTCTTGATCGGTCGCATGGTGGCCGATGCTGAATTGAAATATACACAAAACGGCGCAGCCGTTGCTAATATCAAAATCGCCGTGGATAGGCGCTTCAAATCGGAGTCGGGCGAAAAACAGACCGACTTCATTGAATGCGTGCTGTGGAAGCAGCGAGCCGAGTTCGCTGCCAACTATCTTGGAAAAGGCCGCCTGGTGGCTGTAAATGGGTCGATACAAGTCAGATCGTGGGTCAAGCAGGATGGAAGCAAGGCTTACAAGACAGAAATCCTTGTTGACGAGATCAAAGGTCTTGATAGGCCGAAACAGGAGTCCGAAACAACAACCAGCTCCACGCCTGGCAGTTACGATGATGCCGACCTGGGCTATGATCCATTTGCGGAGGATTGAGAGGAAGAGATGAAAATATACCTTGCAGCTAGATACAGCCGTCACCAGGAGCTATACACATACGCTTCTCAACTCAAAAAACTAGGTTATGAGATAACCAGCCGGTGGATTTACGGCAATCATCAAATATCCGATGAAGCACTGCTTTCAGGCGATGATAATGACCTCAGAGAGAGGTTCGCTATTGAGGATTATGAAGACCTCAAGGCAGCTGATTTGGTGATATCTTTCACCGAAGAACCTCGATCCGGCCACTCTCGCGGAGGCAGGCATGTCGAGTTTGGAATGGCATTGGTCCTTGACAAAGGGCTAGTTGTGATCGGGCACAGGGAGAATATCTTTCACTGCATGCCTGGAGTTCAGTTCTTTCCTGATTGGGACACGTTCTATTCCTGCATATCGGGGGAGGCTACAAACCGACCTGCCGAACAGATAATCGTTGAGGCAAAGGGTAAGGTGGCCTGATGACCATCGATCTCAAGGGACTAAATGATCGGCAAACAGAAGCCGTCCTTCATGACGAGGGGCCGTGTCTGGTGCTTGCCGGTGCAGGCAGCGGGAAGACTCGAGTGCTGACCGTTCGAGCTGCCAGACTTATTGACGAGGGTGTCCGACCCGAGCGGATTCTCCTTGCCACGTTCACCAAGAAGGCCGCAGAGGAGATGAGAAAGCGATTGTCGGTGGTTGTCGGCGAGGACTTGGCAAAAGCGGTCTGGATAGGCACTTTTCACAGCCATTGCCTGCGGATTCTCAAGATCACCTGTGCGGAGCTAGGTTATAGACCATTCGAGATTCTACCGCCTGGTAAGGCTGTTCGCCTCGCTCGGGACATCCTGGCGGAGCCGGACGATAAGCACCCTTATGGCATGAACTGGGCGACTGATCCAAAGTTGGCGCTGTCTAGGGTATCACGAGCAAAGGCCGACCTTGTTGACCTGTTCACTGCTGAGCGGTATTTCCGTGAGCACATGGACTTGGGCGACAACCTTGACAATCAAATCGAATTTTGGCGGCGATACGAGCAGGCCAAGAGCGATAAGGATTTGTTGGACTTCGATGACTTGCTGATGCGCACATACAACATTCTGAGCACAAACGAAGCTGCTCTGTCCCGCTGGCAGCAGGCATTCGATTTCATTCTCGAAGACGAAGTGCAAGACACGATGATCGCCCAGCACGAGATCGTGAAGCTGCTCGCGGCCAGACATCGCAATTACTTCTGTGTTGGCGATGTCAATCAGAGTTGTTATGGATTTCGGGGGTCAGACCCCGATCACACTGTGATGAGCTTCCGGCGAGATTACCCGGAAGGCTCGATCATAAAAATGCCGGTAAATTACCGGTCTCAGGCCGAGATCGTGACCTGTGGAGCCAGGCTGATTCGGCATAACGCGGTGTCGTCCGCGTATACACTTGATCCGGAGAGCAACCGTGGAGCCGGGGGTTCTCCAATACTGTTCGTGCCTGTGTCCGAAGATGACGAGGCCGACCAGATAGCGAAAATGGTCCTCGACAAGGTGCTCGAGGGACACTCTTACCGGGACATTGCCGCCCTTTACAGAGTGAACGCGCAGTCGCGCGCGCTTGAAGACGCGATGGTCAGGCATAACGTGCCGTATGTGGTCTACGGAACCTGCGGGTTCTATGACCGGCACGAGATCAAAGATGCGCTTGCATATCTACAGCTTGCTCACAATCCAAACTGCGAGGCCGGTGATGACGCGTTGAGCCGGGTTATCAACATACCGACCAAGTGGTTTCGAATGGGGTTTGAGAAGAAGACTACTCACTTCCTGGGCAAGAAGTTCATTGCCGAACTGGAAACGCTTGCGCGCAGGAACCGTTGTTCAATGTATGAGGCTTTGGACTTGGGAAACTGGATTAGGTGGCAAGGTGATAGTATCGCCGACTTCAAGGATTTCGTGGAGTCGGTCCGAAGCGCGGGAGACGCGCCGTCGGCGATGCTCCATGAGGCCCGAGAGACGGGCTATGACGCACACCTGGCCAGAGAACAGGGAGCCGAAGACAATGACAACGACGGGACTCTCTTCGACAACCTGGACGAGCTGGTATATGCCGCGTCGAAGTATGCGAATGCCTGTGCGTTTCTCGACTTCGTGACTCAGCAGAGATCACGCGCCAAGGGGCTTGGTAAAGACCAGGATGCCGTTCAGTTATTGACCTTGCATCGCAGCAAGGGGCTGGAATGGCCGGTGGTCTATCTGTGTGGGGTGTCGCTGGGTTTGTTGCCGCACAGACGGTCGGTCGAGTATTACGACCCGGAATACAAACAACACATCATTCCTCAATCCATCGAGGAAGAGCGCAGGCTCTGCTATGTGGGAGTCACCCGCGCTATGGACGAACTGTATATATCCGCACTGCTGCAGTATCAGGAAGCTGATCTGAGGGTGTCTCCGTTCATATCCGATATGGGATTCGAGACGCCTGTGCAGTTTCTGCACAAGGATAAATCGGGGCAAATGGAGTTAACGAGATGGCACGAAAACGAATGATTGACCCGGGTTTCTGGGACGATGAGGACGTGGGGCAACTTACAAATGATGAGCGCCTGCTTTTCTTGGGTTGTATATCTAACGCAGATTGTTTCGGCAAGCTCACTGGTTCACCTGCATCACTGAAAAAGATGGTTTTCGGGTTTTGCGATACCAGTTCTTCGCAGGTAGGGAGTATGCTGTCGCGTATCCACAATACCATTAATGGGTTTCACTGCTATACAGTAAACGGAAAGCCGTACATCGCACTGCTGCACTGGCATAGGTATCAAAAGTATGATAACCCTGCCATTTCCGTTATACCAGACCCGGATGATGCGGAGTTTGACCCGCCACATCCGAAACAAGCTCCAAAGCCTGCAAAATCGCGAGGTAATCGCGAGGATGTAGCTAGTGAATCGCGAGACTCTCGCGAAGCCTCGCCTAATCCTCAGGATGAAGGGAAGGAAGGGAAGGGAAGGAAAAGAAGGGAAGGAAGTACGCCTCGCGAGACGCCAGCTAACGCTAATGCCGAATCTTCTCCACAAGACACAAGTGGTCGTGCTGCTTCCTCTTCTTCTCATTCTTTGGAGAAACACCCACTCGTGTTGGCTTACCAGGGTTTATTGCTCAATGGCGGTAGTATGTCCGACAATGCGCTGAAGTCTGCGAAACGAAAGCTGGCGGAGATCGGGTTGGAGAAACACCCGCTCTTCGAGACAGAGCTGGGAACGGAGGAAGGGGCCTGCGACTCGATTCAGTGGTGGATCGATACTCGTTGGAGCGGAGAGACAAAGCCGCTTAGTTATATGCTCCCGGCCATAAAAGACCACCTGGATGATATTTTGGGCGGTGGGTATGCCTCCAGTCGATCCGAACAGCCTCAACCAGGAGGACTTAGCGAAGACCAGGTGAACGCAATTCTCGAACAGGAGGAGCGTGAACAACAGGAGCGATGGGATCGGATGTCGCCGGAGATGAAAGAGCGCGCCAAAGCGATGGCCGAACGGAGCAAAGCGGCTTACAAGGCTCGTGAAAGTGGCGAGTGCTCAGAGGTGGCACGGTGCTAGATCAGTATGAGCGAATGGCTTCAGACATAAGTCAGATACCGCCGCAAAATCTTGAAGCAGAGCAATCAACTCTTGGTTCTATGATGCTCGAACGCACTGCTCTTGAGGACGCGATGGCCATCCTGACTTCTGAGGATTTCTATCGCCCAGCGCACCAGGAAGTATTCGATGCGCTCGCCGCCTTGAACCGAAGAAACGAACCGTCTGACCTCATCACCCTGCAGGAAGAACTACGCAAGCGAGGCAAGCTGGAAGATATCGGCGGGACCGAATATCTGATGGTGTTAGTAGATTCGGTTCCTACCGCTGCGAACCTTGAGCATTACGCTCATATAGTCGAGAAAAAGTCTATTCTTCGTAAGCTGATCTCTACAGGCACGGCCATTGTTGGAATGGCTCAGCACGAGGACAGCGACGTTCGAGAAATAGTCGAAGAGGCCGAACGGCTCATTTTCAATATCTCGCAAGCTCGTAACACTCGCGCGGTCGTATCGATTGCAGAGGCGGTATCGGATTTCTACGGAGATCTCGAAAGCATCACCGGCAATTACGGGATTCCTGTTTCGCTAAAACCACTCTCCGATGCTTGTATCGGCATGGCTCGCAGTGAGTTTACTGTGCTGGGAGCTCGCCCGATGGTCGGAAAGTCAGCTTTGGCGCTGCAGCTGCTTACCGGCGCAGCCGAGACCGGGAAGCATAAGGCAGCTATAGTGTCCTGCGAGATGTCCGAGCAGCAGTTTGTTATTCGAGAGATCGCAAAGCGTTCCGGTGTCTCTGCAAGGCAAATGCTCGCAGGCCCACTTCACGACCACCACTGGGACAAGATCGCGGTGGCATCGGCTGAAACATACAACTTGCCTGTCGAGTATGTTGACGCTGCCGGTTGGACGACTTCCCAGATAAGGGCAACGTGCAGGCGGCTGGCAAGTAAGGGGGTAGACATTGTCGCTGTTGACCATATGCAGATCGTAAAACCCGACAACTCCAAAGCCGGGCGTCACGTGCAGCTCGGGCAGATATCCAAAGACCTGAAAGACATGGCGCGGACGCTCAACATTCACGTCTTGGGGCTGTGCCAGTTGAACCGAGACATCGAAAAGCGTGGACAAAACGCCAGGCCGACTCTTGCGGACCTCAAAGAATCGGGTGACATCGAGGCCAATGCCGATAACGTTTGGCTGCTATGGCGTGAGATGCAGAAGAACGGTCCAGAAATCGAGGAAGCTGAGATAATCCTCGCAAAACAGAGAATGCTTGAAAGCCACGTCGTCAAGTGCGGGTTTCACGGTAGGAAATTCCAATTTGTGCCGATGACAAACGAATATAACGATGCGCCTAATCGACAATCACAAAACAAGGAGACGAACTGATGGAAGTACAGACAACAGGAGTTTCCGCACGGAAAGACTCCCCAGGAACAATACTTATGGAGTATGTTGACCGCAAGAGGATTTTTGTCACGGGACTCAACCCACGCAAATACTTTGATGAGGACGGCCTGCGCGAACTTGCCGACTCGATCAGAGAGCACGGTATACTTGAGCCTCTAATGGTCCGGTACGTCCCGGCTGGTGGTTATGAATTGATCGCTGGCGAACGGCGATTAAGGGCTGCCGAGATGGTCGGCCTGGACGTAATACCCGTTACAATCCGAGACTACATTGACGACAAGACCGCCGTAACGCTCGCCCTTATTGAGAACCTCTGTCGCAGAGACATAAATCCCATCGAGGAGGCTGAGGGTTATCAGTTTCTTGTAGACGAGGGTTATAAACAGTCGGAAATTGCGGAAAAGGTGAACCGCAGCCCAGAGGCGATCTCAAACGCTATCAGGCTGTTGAGGCTACCGGATGAGGTTAAAACTCAGATCGCGTTCGGGAGACTTACAACCAGTCACGGGAAAGCGCTTCTTGCTTATATCGACCAGCCGGTGTTACTGAAGTCTCAAATCCACCGAGCACTAAACAGCAACGTTACCAGCAAGGAGCTTGAGAAGGTCACGTGGCAGCAGGGCGCGGAGCTTGTCCGCGAGGGTGTCGCGGAGATTGTGCCCCACGATAAAGTCGATATAAGCAAATGTCGAGGTTGCTCTGACTCCTTTATGGCCGAGGGAGTAAGGTTCTGCCTGAAGCTGGAGTGTCTTCGCCTTGCCACACAAGGGGAACCTGATGAACCCCAGATCGATGATGAGAGCGAAACCATTGTTGACGAGGCACCACAGCCAAATGCTGAGCTGGATGCATGGAGTGACCAAAGAGAAGCCGAAAGAAACGATACGAGGCGACAGGCTGACGCGCGGCGGCTAAACGCTGCCCTGGCTCGGATCACACAGGATGGTGTTATGTCTGATCTTGCAGCCATGGCGGTCTACAGCACTTTGGTGGAAATTAATCCGAAGTATGTCACAGAGGCAGAAGAACATCTTGGAACCGGCTTTGACTGTCGTTTTCTGGAGGAGCCAGCATACGAAGAAGATGATTTTATGGCTCGATTATGCGATCATCTTGCTACTTTACCGAGCGCATCTATCATATTGCTGTCTGCCGAGGCTGTTCTCCGGCAGGAGGCCAACCGCTCAATCGGCTCTGATGTATTGAATTGGTTTCTTCGAGATGCCGAAACCAGCAAGAAGCAACCAGAAAGCGCAGCCCAGGTAATTGAATTTGCCCGCTTCATTGACGAAAACGGCGCGATTTACTATACCGGGCAGGGGTTGGGAAGCGGTGATAACTCTCAGTGGTTTACTCTGAAGAAGAAGTCGGAAACAGCAGGCTCGCATCGGGTTAAATCTCCCGCTCTTATGACTCGCGGTACTCGTGAGCAGGCCCAAGCCGATCTTGACCGGTATGCAGAGAAGCATGGCCTCAAAAAAGAGATCGCGACCTGTTCTTGTCCTGCGGAGAGAGAATGCCCCGGCGACTGTGCAACATGTCCTAATGAGTTTGATTGCGCGAAGTCCAAGATCAAGAGCGATCCTGATAACGGGTTTCGCGTGAGAGCGGAGATATCAGCCAATGACTGAGACCTGGACGGTAGAGCAGTTCCGGGAATATCAGTGCGGCGGGGAGGTGAAGCTGCCCAAGCCCGACGCGACCGAATCCCGCTGGCAGTCTCTTGTCGAACACGAGTTCGAGCGTCATGGCTGGCTGTGTTACCACGCGGGAAACAGTCGGCGGGATAATCCCGGTTTCCCCGACCTGGTCGCAGTGCATCCGGTGTATGGACTGGTCTTTGCCGAACTCAAAACACGCAGCACAGTTTCGGAAGCTCAGTGGGAATGGATTTACAGGCTCTACGGAGCTGATGTTAGGGTGTTTGTGTGGCGGTTTCCTGCGGACTGGCCGGAAGCGGAAAGGATAGCAAGAGGACAATGAAAATAATCCCTTGCCCAGACTGCGGAGAGGAAGTCATTCTTGACGCAGCTCCTGATATTGCCGAGGGTCAGGATACTGGCCTTTGGTGGTTATGTCATGCGTGGGAGTTCAGAGAAGATTTTTGTCGAGGTTGTCCAAGATCGGCACTTCGCAGGATTGAGGAAGGATACTAAACAACGTAAGACACTAAAAAAAGGGAGGAGGTGAACACCTTGCAGCAACAAAATGATAATCTTGCAACCGAGAAGATCGACATTGCTATTGGTCTGTTGAAGTCATTGCAGGCTGAGTCAGGGCTACAGTCAAGAGAACGTGCGCTTGCCATAACCAAGTTTGCTATTGGTCTGTTGGAGTCATTGCAGGCTGAGTCAGGGCTACAGTCAAGAGAACGTGCGCTTGCCATAACCAAGCTCGAAGAAGCTGGTATGTGGCTTTCAAAAATAGCATAGCCAAAACAAAAACGCCCTGCTGTCTTCCGCAGGACGCCTCAAGAATGTGAACCAGTCGAGCATATTATAACACATCACAAGAGGCACACGGAAGATGGCAAGGCGGACAATCGCGGCATCACAACTAAAAATGGATATTAACGAAATAGCTCAGTATACGGGCATCAACCCGCCGCGAGTTGATCCTCAGGACTACGTCAGCTATCTTGTTGACGGCTCTCCATTTGAACACCTACTGTGGCGCGAGATAAAAATAACAATGAAACGCGCCCACCTAACAGTATGGCAGCGGGCAGTATTTCAGCTTACTTTACAGGGTTTCTCGCTACGGCAAATAGGAGTATTCTACGGACGGAGCCATATTACTATCAAGCAACATTTAGATGCCGCTTACGAGAAAATGGAAAAAATTAGTCACAGAGGCGTGCTTACAGTAATGATTGAGGAGTTAGGTTGGCCTGCTGTCAGAGAGTCTTTAGCCGAAAAATTAGAGGCCCGGATACCTAACACTTGAGCCGTTTTAGGGCTTATATATAGAAAGCCATCTTATACACCTCCTTTCTCTCCTTTCGTGGTGGGAACTGCCCCGGTCTTTTCTGAACGGGGCACTTTTTCAAATAATTGATTTCATTGATTTCTTCGCGAGGTTTTTCAATGGCCGGAACCGGAGGCGCTCGGCCCGGAGCGGGCAGAAAAAAGAAAAAAGATAAGTTTGCTAGACCGATTGCTCGTGCCGAAAAACAAATCTGCGATCATCTTCCTGAACTGATCGATTTGCAAATGAGTAGAGCGCGAGGCGTGTTATTAGTTAATACGGAACAAGAGGTCGGTGCTCTTCTTACAATGCTTCAGCAAGAGTTTGGGGACAACGATGATGTTCGATCCCTCAAGGAGAAAATCGAGCAAATATTCACCCGCGAACCTGACGAGAGGGCTCTTGAATATCTAATCAACAGAATTATGGGCAAGCCAACCGAGAGGAAAGAGGTCACAGGGGAAGACGGAGGGCCTGTTCAGACTCGCATCATCATAGGGCCAATGGAAAATGATACAACTGGAGATCAGTCCGGATAGGTTCAATGAAGCCTATCTCGATCACTGCCTTAACAATGAGCATCGAATTCAAATTTATTTCGGCGGCTCATCTTCAGGAAAATCATATGCTCTAGCACAGCGGACTGTTCTCGATGTATTTGGCGGAAAGCGTAACTACTTAGTTGTCCGAAATGTCCAAAAGACTCTTCGCCAAAGCTGCTTCAACGAAATTGCCAAAAGCATAGCCGAGTTCCAGCTTACTCAATATTTCAGTATCAACAAGAGCGATCTTGTTATAACTTGTCTGCTTAACAATAAGCAAATACTGTTCGCCGGTCTTGATGATCCGGAGAAGATAAAATCCATCACTCCGATAGATGGAGTTATAACTGACATATGGGTTGAGGAGGCAACGGAGTGCGAACAGGCTGCAATAAAGCAGCTCGATAAGCGTTTACGCGGCATCAGCGAAGTCACAAAGCGCTTGACGATGAGCTTCAACCCGATTCTGCGGGAACATTGGATTTACAAAACCTATTTCGATATATGGCAAGACGATAAGCGGTATGTCGAATCGACAGAGCGTAACCTGTCGATACTCAAGACTACCTACAAAGATAATCGGTTCCTGATGCCGGATGATATCGCCGCGTTGGAAAACGAGTCCGACCCCTATTACTACGAGGTCTATACCCTCGGCAATTGGGGTGTGCTCGGAGCGGTCATATTCAAGAACTGGCGAGTCGAGGACTTCAGCGCTCTTGAAAAAACGTTCCCATCTTTCAGACATGGGATTGACTGGGGATTCGGCGTAGACCCATTTGCCTACGGCAAAATCCACTACGACAGAAAGCGTAAGCGGCTCTACATCTGTGAGGAGATTTACAGCATCGGACTCCTAAACGAAGAAGCTGCAAGGCTGGTCAAGCCTTTTGCCGGACACGATCAGGTTATTTGCGATAGCGCCGAGCCGAAAAGTATAGCTGAGTTCAGGCAATACGGAATCAACGCTGTTGCTGCTGAAAAAGGTCCGGGCAGTATCGAGCATGGTATCAAATTTCTTCAATCACTTGAGATCATCATTCACCCGCGCTGCCAAAACGCTAAGAACGAGTTCTCGACATATAAATACAAGCAGGATAAAAGTGGAAATGTCCTGCCGATCCCATTGGATAAAAACAATCACATCATTGACCTTATTCGTTATGCGCTTGAGGATGCTTACAAAAACAAGGTTGTCAGGATCGCGGTTGGCGGAGAGCGCAAGACTGTGCAGCAATATGTCCCGAGGTAACTAATGGCCGACAAAGGAAAAACACAACTCCAACTGAAAGAGGAACTCCTATGGGGCATGTCGGCTTTCGGTTACGCCGGATGGTTGGGAGTATATCTTCAGAGTCTGCCGCAGTATGTCGATGATGCACAGCGGGACTTCGGCTTTGACATCTATGAGCGTATGCTGAAAGACCCGGCTGTATTCTCTTCCATGCAGACGATTAAAATAGGTATTCTCTCCCAAGGTGCTAGGTTCATCGCTCCGGCTGACGCGCTGCCCTCATTTCGCGATGACCCGGAAGCGCAGGCCAGATACGAGCGGGCTGAAGAAATTCGGTCGTTTATCGAGTCGATTTGCATGAATCTGCAGCAGCCGCTTGAAGATATCCTCGGAGAGATGCTGGACGCGCTGTCATTCGGTTACTCTGTGGCCGAGAAAACATATGAGGCTCGTGGAAGCAAGTTAGTGCTCAAGAGCCTGAAGCCGAAACCGAGGCGCAACTTTGCTTTTGCTGTCGACAGATATACAAACCTTGCCGGGTTGGTAGGCACGACGGATAAGAGTTCCGGGCTTATGCCCAGCCTGCTCTCAAATGTCGATGAAGAATCGGTTATTCCACGCGATAAGTTCATGATCTTGACCCACGCAGGCAAGGGCTGTGACCCACGCGGATCTTCGATACTTCGGATTGCATACAATGCCTGGTATCTGAAGCAGCAGGTTTGGCCGTTCTATCTTAAATATCTGGCTCAGTTCGGTTCCCCATCACTGGTGGGAAAGACGCCGGAGGATGCAGCCGATATTGAGGTAGTTGATGCCCAGGGAAATGTCGTCAAGAACGACGATGGAACGCCGCAAGTGCTCACTGCCGAGCAGGCTATGCTTCAGCAGCTATTGGCATTCAGTAACGGCACTGCGATTGTTCTACCGCACGGTTCCGAGTTCGATACTGTTGAGAGTCAAGGCGACGGATCGGCATTTACAAACGCAATCGATGTGTTGGACAGGCAGATAGCGAGAGCAATTCTTATTGCGATCCGTGCCACTATGGAAGCACAGCACGGTTCCAAAGCCGATTCGGAAACATCGCAAGATATCCTAGCCGACTACACAAAAATGATTCAGCGCAGCCTTGAGGTTGCATTCTATCGAGATGTCATCTATCCCACTGTGGTGATGAATTTTGGTCAAGAGGCAGCAGATGATGTCTGCCCATATATGAGCCTCTCGAATGTAGCCAGAGAAGACATTGTAGAGACAGGCAATATGATTGCCAATCTTGCAAGAGCTAATGTAGTTCACCCGAGCCAGTATCCCGGCATCGATGCGATGCTGAACCTACCTGAACGCGATTTTGAATCTCAGATGGAAGAAATGGCTGCTGACAAAGACCAGGCGGCAATGCTGCAAGGCTTACTTGCCGGAGCGGGTGATAATGCTGTAAATCAGTCTGACGGCGAATAGTTATGCCTGAGATAGTAGAAGCTGCAGATCGGTTCAAGAAAGCCCTCTTGAACGAAAATAACGCTGCGCTCAGGCAGATGGTTCACACCTATTCGGCAACCTGGAAAAACCTGCAGACCCGGCTAAAAGCTGTCACTGACAAAATTGCTTTAGCTCTGGAGTCGGGCGAAGAGATCAAGCCAAGTTGGTTATTCCAACAAGAGCGGTTCCGAGAGCTGATGTGGCAAGCCGAGCAAGAGATACTTGTTTACTCTCGATATGCCGCTGCAATGGTGGGCAGACAGCAGCAACGCGGGTTGACTCTCGGAGAAGAGCACTCCAAGCAGCTTATGATTCACTCTTTGGGGCCGATGCCGGAAGAGCTATACAAAGCCGGTTATCGGGTGACCTGGAATCGTGTTCCCCGCGAGGCAGTTAAGAATATAGTCGGCTTTCTTGCCGATGGATCTCCGTTGGATTATAAATTCGCAGGGCTGGCACAAGAAACGGCTCAGGGAATCAAGGATGCCATTGCTATCGGCTTGGGAACAGGTCAAAATCCGAGAACGATAGCGAGGACAATAAAGCGCGCCTATAACGGTGCGCTGGCCAACACTCTGAACACTTGCCGAACCGAGGTAATGCGGGCTTACCGGGAGGCATCCCATCAGAATTATGTTGCCAACAGTGATATTGTTCGAGGCTGGATACGTTCATGTGCTCATTCAGCTCGAACTTGTATAGCTTGCTGGGCGCAGGACGGAACGTTCCACAAGCTCAGTGAAAGGCTTACCGATCATACTTGTGGGCGTTGTGTGGCCATTCCGGCGACTCGTCCCTGGTCCGAACTGGTTCCCGGAACGAAAGTCAAAGAAACCGGCGTTCAGACTTGGGACAGTGAAGAAGCGTTCAAAAAGCTCTCTTCAAAAGACCAGATCAGGGTGATGGGGCCTGCTCGATACAGGCTGTGGAAAGAGGGCAAAGTCAAGTTCAAAGGTCTGGCCACATTAAAGAAGTCCAAAGTCTGGGGTAACCATTATGAGCCGACACCGCTGAAGCAGTTGGTCAAAGAGGGAAAAATCACCAAAAAAGAGCTTTCCTGGGCGCAGAGAAGGCCGAGACCGGTTAAAGAAGGTCATGCCAAGCTGCTTACTACACAGGAACGAGAAGCGATCAAGAAGTATACCGGCAGCAGTTATCGGGAAATCAATCAAAAGCTTCGCGACGGCAAGGCTCTGTCTGAGACCCAGAAAAAAGTCATAAAGCATATGGACTCGGCACTGGAAAAGCTTCCGCCCTATGGTAAAACTACCTACAGGCGGGTCTCGTTCTATAAAGAGTCGGAGCTTACAGAGTTCCTTGAAAAGCATAACGTGGGCGATATCGTCACTTATGGGCAATACCTGTCGACTGACAAAAGAGGATTATTCCATGCCTCCGGCGAATTCAAAGTTAGGATGCTTGTGAACGGAAAGCGAGGCAGTGACATCTCTCATTTGTCGCTTTACCCGGCTGAAGAAGAGGTGTTGTTTTCGCGCACGAGCAGTTTTATCGTCAAGGAAATGCGGAAAGATGAGGATGGTTGGAAAGCCATCATTGTGATTGAGGAAATCTGAGATGGACACAGGCCCTCTAAAACCGAGATACGTGCAGTGCAATGAGTGCGCCCATAAGGTAAAAGGCACTGCCACGTGTAAAGCATTCCCAGATCGTATACCAGACGATATACTTCTTGGTCGCCACGATCACAAAAAGCCTTACCCCGGCGATCACGGCGTCCGGTTTGAGGCTATCAAAAAGAACGCCGCCTAAAGCGTAGATAAAACTAAAATCAAGCAAAGCCCTTCGGGAAACCCGGAGGGCTTTTTCTATTCAACCTCAAGGAGGCCATTATGCCTGCAAAAGAACTGACATTTCAAGATATAAAGACCATCCTAGCCGCAGCTATCGGCATTAAGGAATGGAACGTTGATGATGTCTCCGATGGGTTTGTTTACTACACCCAGGATGCCTCGAACGGGATCACATCCGTTCGAGGGACATACAAGCGATCTTACACGATCACTGAAAGCCAAGCCGGTGGAACCAAGGTAAATCTGGGAGAGCCGGTTCAGGTGGTAAAAAGAACGCTTTATGAACCGCTGGTGGTTGTCGGCGAGTTCAGCCTTGACGATTCTGAGGTCGCATTTACCGACGGCGAGATGGTAACTCGAACCGGTAAGGTATTTGAAGCCGGGAGCTATCCAGACAAAGACTTTTCGATCACGGAAGAAGAACTCGCTCAGGTCCCTATTACGTTTACTCCGGTCGACAATGATCTGGAACACAAACCGACTATCTTGTCCGGCAGGCTCGGGCAGCTCAAGTCGGTTGTGGCCAAAGGTAAAGAACTGTTCGGCACTGTGGCTATCCCCAAGTGGCTGAACGAAACCATCGGAAGTGATCCTCTAAAGGTATCCCTTGCTTGGGCGAAAAATTCCAAGCGAATTGTTGGTAATGCGCTTGTCCTTAACCCTCGGGTGCCGGATGCGCAATTAGTCGCCGCTTTCAATGCGGCAAATCAATCTGGAGGTGGCGATAATATGCCAGTAACCAAAAAGAAGTTGAATTGGTGGGAGAAGCTGTGCTCCGCTTTTGCTGCCAATAAGCTGCCTGAGGGTATGGAAGACTTCAAACCTGAGCAGGTAGCGCAGTTTGCAGACGAAGAGCCTGCAGCACCGGCTGAGAAAACGGAGACAAAACCGGTCTCTGAGTCGGCAAAATTCGCGGCAGACCTCGATACCGAGCGAAAGAAAAACGCCGGTCTCGAAGTTCGACTGATTCAGTCTGAAGCGGCGACATTCGTTGACGAAGCTATCAAGGCAGGAAAGATTTTTCCTGCTGAGCGGGATTCCTTGATTGCTCAGTTTACACAGGTAGTCAAAGACGACGCCAGGGACGCGAACGTCGCTTGTTTTAGCGATGACGGCGCGCTCATTGAGGGTTCCCGCGTCAAGATGCTTCGAGAGAGCATTGAAAAGCGGCCCGAGCATCATCTCTTCTCCGAGCAGATCGATGGGATCGGAGATGAGGAGCTTGTCGTGCTCAGCCGCGGCGGTGCAGGCAAGCAGCCCAGCAAGGACAGAATGAACGATCTGCGGGCCAAGAGCGGCCTGCCGGTCAAGGAATAGGGAGGACATTATGCCACTCGATGCTGTTATGAACTACAGCGGCAACAAAGTAGAGCCGCTTTATCCCGAGTCCGGCGGAAGCCGGGCATTTAGGTTCGCACCGAATCAGGTGATAGAGGCCGGGAGAGTCCTCGGCCAGATCAGTGCGGCAAGTGCAGCCGAAATTCAGACGTTGAACTTTGGTGGAACTGTATCCGGCGGTACGTTTACGCTCTCGATCACAGGTATTGATGGAGGCACATTTACCACCGATGCGCTGGATTACAACATCAGCAATGCCGACCTCAAGACGGCTATAGAAGCCCTTTTGGAATCGGCAGGATATGCCGGAGCTACGGTGACAATTGGTGGGGGCGAATGCCCGACCGATGCTACCGTAACATTCGGCGGCACCATGCTTTATAACAATATGCCTCTGATGGTTGCTACAAGCTCGCTTACGGGCGACACTCCCACATTGACAGTGGACGCAACCCAGGGCGGTAATCTGCTCGGTCTGTGGGTTCCATATGACGATGATGGAACCGATGACGGACGCAGAGTCGCCCGCGCGATTGCGCAGTATGATTTCCGCACCGACAATACGGGCCGCGTTGTATTCGGCGCATCCGGTTCACCGCCTGAAAACGGAGTGTATCACCTTACTGCGCCCACGTGGACAAAAGGCCGCTTCAAGACAAGTGAACTGATCGGTCTCGACGCGAACGGAATCGCCGACCTCGGCAGGCTGGAATCGGGCACCGTCTCTGACGGAGTTATAGCAGTCATTTAGCCAGGCAAACAATATTGTATAGTTAGCAGGCCTCCTATCCCAGGGGGCTTGCTTCTTTAGGAGGGAATATGCCACTCACATACACGTATCCAACCGATCTTGAGCTTCGACTGATCGAGCCGGAGCTACAGGATCAGCTAGTATTGGCTGATCCGATATTTAAGTTCTTCCCTATCGTAAACGACGATGCGGATGTCTTGGCGTGGGAGCAGAGAGACAACTACCGAGGCATGCAGAAGGTCAGAGGTCTCAACGGCGAACCTGGTCGGGTCAAGTCCGTCGGCGGGAAGCGATTCATCATGGAACCGGGCTACTATGGTGAAGTTATATCGATTGATGAGCAAGAGCTTACTCGACGCAGACCGTATGGCCAGTTTTCCGGCCCGATCTCTATTGACGATTTAGTCGCGCAGAGAAACAGGCAGCTTGCTCATCGTGAGAATGTCCTGATTCGCTACATCATCTGGACATTGCTCACTACCGGTCAGTTTGCGGTTCTCGCGGATGATGGTCAGGTTAAGCATACCGACGCGTACGACTTCCAGACCTATACGGCTGGTACCGCCTGGTCGGTAGCAGCTACCGCTACGCCACTTGCGAATTTCCAGGCAGTTCAGGCTCTGGGAGCTGCTCATGGTGCTAATTTCGGTGCCGGTGCGGTTGCATTTATGAGACGCTCCGTCTTCAACGAGATGACGAGCAATACCAACGCCAATGACCTGGCGGGTAAGCGAACATCGGGTCTGGCTACCGTTATCGGAGTCGATGACGTGAATAAAGTTATGGCTCAAAGTGATCTTCCGACCATCATCGTTTATGACGAGGGCTACGAAGATGACGACAAAGCGTTCCAGCACTTCCTGCCTGCGGACACTGTAGTCGTTATCGGAAAGCGTGCAACAGGTGAGTCCATCGGCGAATACAGGAAGACTCGCAACGTCAACAATCCAAATGGTGAGCCGGGTGGTTATCAGAAGGTTGTTGACAGCGCGACTCCGGGCAATCCTAACCCGGTTCCTCGTAAGATCGATGTGCACCGCGGTCACAATGGCGGGCCGGTGATTTTCTATCCGTCCAATGTCGTAGTGATGAGCGTTTAGCTCGATTTTGCAGTAGAACTATATCCGAGCGGTCGGGTGAAATATCCCGGCCGCTTTTCTTTGAGGTGAAGCGATGAAACATTATTTAGTGAACTGTAAAAACCTGGGTTATGACGGACTCAAGACTGCGCATATAGGTGACGTCTTGAGTGAGGAAGACCTGGAGAATTGCGATACAGATAGGCTGCTCAATATCGGTGCAATAACCATCACAGCAACCGCGAATGCCGACTCGATCTCTCCAGCAAAAGCGGAAGATAACAATGAGACTCGGACCGAAGCTTCTGTCCAGCAGTCAGATATCGAGAAGATAATTGCCGACTCCAGCACAACCCGCAATGAGCTTGATATCATCGCGACCGATATGGGCATCGCGGATGTTGACAAGCTGCCGAACAAGCAGGCTGTAGTTGATGCTATCAGGGTCAAAATGGCTGAGAACTAAGGCGAATAGGACTAAACAGGAGGACAATGATGCAGATATCAAATCCAGGGCCGGGATTTCTAAAGCGGCTATTTAATATTGGGCCAGGTGGCGACGCGTCGGCGTCCATCCTGTTTTCAGGCGTAACCAGTTCGACAGCAAATACCAGCACGACGCATGTCATATCGGCCAGTATCGGCACGGTTTGTGTTCGTAATCATGGTTCAGCAGCTATTTCGGCAAGTGATGATAGAGGTGCGAACTATTCAAGTATAGGTGCCGGAGAATCATTCATCACGACTAATCTCGATCGTCGCAGTATTTTGGTTAAATCTGCAAGTGTGAATGTGGCTTACGATATTTTAGGTGCAGGAGACACTTATAGCCTACCATCATCAATAAAAGTCGGAGCCGACGAAGATGCTGATTTTGTAACTATCACGGATGCCTTTATAAATGTCGCCAGTGGCAGCAATATTGCTCTCCAAAATGGCATATTCATAGCATTCCCCGATGCCTCGGGCGACGCTACAATAACGTTTGCTGGTACGGGATCGACAAACTGCATTGTAGATGATGATGTCACGCTTGCTGCGACAGGCCAGGCGCGAGGGTTCTATGTCGCGTTAGGCCATACCATCACGGTAGGCAGCCAAACATTCACCACAACCGGGCTGACGCTGATTGATGAAGTAATGAAGTTCTTCTTCACTGGCATCATCAAGGTTCCAAGCACGTTGGCCTCCAATCCAAACGATGCTATGGCAGCCGCGGTCGCCGGTAACAGCGTATGGGTGCTAAAAGGCGATTTTGGTAATGTTGTCTGCAAGGCTGGCGTGAATTTACTTGGAGCAGGGCCTAACCCAGATGATGTAATCATAGGAGAGCTAATCGAAGAGGCGTTTAATTGCTCTATTCAGGCTGCTAACGATTGTTACATCGGCAATCTTACAGTAAGGCAGGCTCGACCTGCGCCGCAGACCATTAATGATTGTGATAGCGAAACCGATTGGGTTTGGGGTAATGATGTTTCTCACGCTGTGGACACCGGCGAAACCGGCATTACGTGCCTAGCTTTGAGTTCGCTCCCCAATAACGGATTGATTGCCAGATTCCCATTATCAGAGGCGGTTAACGAGTCAACTTGGTTTGTTCGGTTGAAACCAAGCGTTGATGTCGCGACTGGCCTCATAACTGTAGTGATATCTACTGCGGCTGATGGTTCCGGTACTACACAGACGTTTGCCTGTCCCGCTATGGCAGCAGATGTGTGGTATGAGTGGCGAATGCCCTTCACGGCGATGGATGCTCTAAGCATTAGCTTTAATACGACAGGAGATGCATCTGGCTTGACACTCAAGGTCGATGCTATAAAAGCGCACTACGTTTGCAACTGCGCCAATGGTATTTATCTGCAGGGTGTTACAGGCGGAAGCGTTATTATTGACAATGTCAAATTTGATGCCGAAGATTCGGCGGTAATTATTGGCAACGGCACACCTGATCTTTTGCATATCCGAAATTGTTACGGCAAAACTACGTGGCAGGGATTCATTGTTAGTAATGCATTGCTCGAAAACGTCCGGCTAGACTACGACTGGAACCAGTATACCAGCGACGAGCCGAGGATGCTACAGGGCGTAAACAATACGCTCCGAAATACTCATCTATATGCCGAACTACCAGCGGGTTATGGTATACCGAATGGTCTAGCCATAGGTCACTATGTTGATGGCTCGATTGGTTCCAGCAATGACAAAATATATGACTCGACAATTGTGGCCAGTGCTGCTGATCCTAAGTCCACAACTATAGTCGCGGCAGGCAAGTATGATGACGAAGCTAACACGATCGAGGTGCTGTATTCCAATACCCGATTGTCGGCGGCCACTGCGAATAGCGGCGGCTCTGCATATCACTTCTATTTCACCGATTATATCTTTGGCAGCGTAATTGAACTCGGAAATTGCACTCTGCCCGAGCCGCTGTCAACCGATGAGTCAGACTTCCTGTTCGGGGATCCCGCCCAGATGTATGTTGATTCCTCTGACGGCGACCTGAAGTGCATTTTTGAGGATGGTTTCGTAGCGACGCTGGCTGCGGATAGTTGATATTTACTCGAAATGAGGTGATAGATGACAGCGACTTATAATCCAACATTAGCAAGTATTACCGACCATATACGACTCGCCTTGGGAGATACAGATACTACCGCCGCTCTTCTGGCCGATGAAACCATACAGGCAAAACTTAACGCTTTCGGATATCAAGAGGCTCTTGCGCAGCTTGCCGAAGCACTTGTTGCTCAGTTCGGTCAAAAACCCAGTGAGTATTCGGAAGACGGCGGATTGCGGCTCAAGTGGACTGAACGGATATCAGCTTGGCAGAAAATTGCTGATGATGCTCGTGCTGGTAAGATAGCAGCCCCGAGCACAGTCAAGCTTGCCCGAGGTGCAACTGTGGCTCAGACATCATTACAAGCACAGACGCCATCTACCCCGAGAACTACTACTGCAAGCCCTACGCTGATGGAGGGATTTAGAGCAGATTAGGCTTTTTGCACAAAAAGGAGGATTTATGTCTACAGGATTTGTTTTCACGGTTCGTCGACCTGAAGACGGCGAGATTGTTACGCTTACCTGCACACAGAAGCAGTTAGAAGAAGTGTGGCTGCCAGCAGGTTATATATTGGTGGAAGAGCAGACTTCTGTGCCGAAAGCCGCCAAGAAAACAATTGGAAAGAAGGTTGAGGATGCTCAGAGTATCGGAGCTGGCACATCTGAGAGCTGAGGCGGAAAAAGCGCTCACGCAAAGAGGTTCTGTTGTAAACCGGGCTTTTCCGGTTGATGGGCATGGCGGACAGACGCCAACCGAGACTGTTAATGCGGATGTCCCCTGCCTGGTGCTTGGAGAAAGCAAGTCACCGGGCGAGAGAGTAGTCGGCGGCGTAGTGGAATCATTCGTGCAAATTCCAATCCTCGTGCCGGTAACAACCGAAGTAACCACTTCCAGTTCTTTTCAAGTTGATTCAGTTACTTACGATGTTATCGGAATCGACAATAGATCGAATAAAGTTCTAAAGCGTTTGGTGTGCGCAAGGAAGTCTCAATGACCGAATTAGCTACAGCTGCAGATTTCTTCATAGCAAAGTTCACGGCTGATATCGCGCCGAAGGGAGAGAGCGGATACCTGGCTGATCTAGTCGGCAGCCGTATTTACGAGGATGTTGCGTCCGGTGGAACCGATTTCCCCTGCATAGTTTTTGCTTTCCACGCAGGGACGGATGTCGTCGCGGAAGGTGGAAGAGAACGACTTCTCACGAACGGAATCTACCTGATTCGGGGAATCGCTCCAGGTTACGGATATGTCCAAAGCGGCGTAGATGCAGTGGCGAGCAGGATAGATGCAGTGCTGCAGGCGACAAACGACGGCAATGTGTGTTTTTGTGAGCGCACGGGTCCGTTTGAGCAATCTTACACCATCGACGGTGTGACTTATTATGAGCGCGGCGGATTCTACCGGCTCAGAATAAATGGAGGATAGATATGTCGAATCAAAATCCTGTTCCTGTTCTAACAAGCAGCATAAAAGCTCAGTTAGGCGTGGAAACAACTTGGGGAACCGCCGTAGTACAAACAATTGCGCTGGGATCGGTCTCGGTCAGCCCAAAGCCTAAAATCTCTACCGAGAAGTTCATTGCTCTCGGATATAGGCTACCGTTCGTGCAGGCCCTGAGCGAAAAAATGGCCGAGCATGGTTTTGAGGGAATGGCAACCTATACAGAGCTGGGGTATTTCCTCAAAACACTGGCGAGTCAGGCAAGCGGAACCGTTGATGCCTATACTCTTGCTGCAGGCGGGAAAACCTGGCCTGGTGCAGCTGTGTCTGCGTTGAGCCTCAAGGGCGATAACAAGGTTGTTAATGTAAGTGGCACGATACTCTCGAAGTGGTTCAACGAAACGGCTCCAACAGCGGGACTGACGCCGCCTGCGCAGGACGTCATCGATCAGAGTGAGGTCGTGCTTTCTCTTAGAGGTTCTACGCTAACGCGGTGGTTTAATTGGGGACTAGACCTTGCCAATATTGTAGACCTCTTCCGATTCGGAGGAGCTACCGAACCAGGTGCGGTTACAGCGCCTGCGCTTGATGCTTCGTTCAGCGTCGAATTCGAGAAGAACGCCACGAACGAAGCATTACTTGCAAGCTTGGAAGATGTGCTTGCGTTCGAAATTGCCTGCACCAAGACAGATCCCGCCCATACGTTTAGCATCACTGGTAAAGCTCAGATCGCGGACATAATTGAGTTCAAAGACAATGGCGGAATATACGGCTACGGCTTAAAACTCAACGTGATGGCGGATGGAGCGGATGGTATCACAGTCACGAGTTCATAGTTATGCCTGATGAGGATTTCGATAAGACCACTCAGACTCGTAAGGCTATCTACGATGGGCTTAAAGATGCAATCGGAAAGCTGTGCTTAGATATTCAAACCGACGCGCAGCTTTCCATCCAGCAGGGGCCGAAAACTGGACGGATATATCGTGACCAGGCCGAGGTGAACTTTAAAACGAAAGCAGGTAAGACAGTATCGTTTACCGCACACAAGGGTGGCAAAAAGGCTCACCAAGCCTCCGCTCCAGGCGAGGCTCCAGCCAGTGATACTGGGAATCTTGCGAACAGTATCGATGCAAGTATTATGGAAATACGAATAGCCCAACTTGAGGGCAAAGTTGCAGTTAATGCTGAATATGGCCCCGATCTTGAGTTCGGCACTGTGAAAATGGCAGCCAGGCCCTTTCTTGGCCCTGCTGCAGAAAGAGCGGATGCAGTGGCAGAAGAGGTCTTTGCTGACGCAATAAATGCACGTTTGGAGGAAATATGACAACTAAAGAAGAAAGACCGTCTATTCTAGACGAGGAACGCAACCTTGAGAATGCGGTTATTGTGCCCATTACGGTAACGTATATGGGTTCAGAGTATCAGGTCAACTTCGACCGTGATTTCTGGACACCAAAAAGAGCGAGAGCTTACGACAAAGCTAAGCTGTTGAATGTAGATTTCAACATTGCGATCATCAGCAAATATGTCGAATCCTGGAATATCCCATCCCGAGAAGGCGGTGTCCTCGCTTTGACTGCTGAAGTATTGGAGGATGCCAATACATACCTTCTTGATGCCGTGACGGACGCGATGTTCCAGGCGGTCAACCCAAACTGGAAGAAGACCTCTCAGCCCTGATTCGTTGGCGGAGGGGTCACGGCGGATATTGCCCCGACTGGTATAACCACTTCGAACTTGCATCTGTCCTCGGTGTGAAACCGATGGAATTGGATGACGTTCCGATGTATTGGATCGCACGCGCTCAAGCATATAAACGAGCACAAACTTACCTTGAATCACCACAATAACAAACCGAGCGCCTGAGTCGAACTGACTCAGGCGCTTTTTTCAGGAAACCCACTATGGCTGGTAGCACTACAATAAAACGACTTGACGTCAAGGTTACAGCGAATATGCGCGACTACGACTCCAAAATGGCCTCTGTAGGCGCCAAGGAGTCGGCTGCTCAAAAACGAGTAGATGCAGCCAGGAGCACGGGAACTCGTAAATGGCTGACTGAGGAGATGTATGCTGCCGGCAAAGCGAGGCAATATGAACTTCAGCTCTTAAACAAAAAGTGGGCTTCGGAACGTGCTGCGGCAAAAGCAGTATACGCCGAAGAGCTGAACGACATTATATCGAATGCCGCGGCTGAAGAGTCCATCAAGGAGCGTCTGCGCCTGGCTGATCTCAAGCATGAAGCAGAGCTTCATGCTATACAGCAACGGCGTATAACTGAGCTTGGGCAGGGACTTAAGAATGTAGGCGGCAAAATGACGATGGGTGTTACATTGCCCGGGTTAATGATCGGTGGGGCGTCGGCCAAACTTGCGATGGACTATGGCGATACAATGGCCAAGATCACTGGCTTGACCGGCACTGCCGCTGCAGAAACAGAACGCCTTAGTGGACAAACAAAGAAACTTGCAGCAGAGGTAGCAAAATCACCCAAAGAACTCGGAGACGCCCTTTATTTCACCGCCTCGGCAGGCATCAAGGGCGATGAAGCAATGAAGGTGCTTATCGCTTCTGCAAAAGCATCAGCCGCAGGCTTGGGCGAAACAAAAGTTATTGTAGATGCGGTTACGAGTGCAGTAAATGCATACGCGAAATCCGGATTGACTGCCGCAAAGGCGACAGATGTTATGGTTGCTGCTGTCCGAGAGGGTAAGGCCGAGCCGGAAGAGTTAGCGGGATCGCTGGGACGTGTTCTCCCGATAGCGTCTCAAATGGGAATCAGTTTCGAGAACGTAGCGGCAAGTATAGCCATTATGAGTCGTTCGGGACTCGATTCCGCTGAGTCAACTACAGCATTACGAGCAACCCTGGCCTCTCTTCTGAGACCAACAGATCAAACCCAGAAAGCTCTTGCAAGTGTTGGACTTACTGCCGAGGATGTTCGCAAAGAGTTATCACAAAATCTTATCGGTGGCCTTTCCCACTTGGCGGCAGCATTCAAAAACAATGATGAGGCTCTTGGCCAGGTTTTTCCGAATATTCGTGCTCTTACTGGTGTGTTGAATCTTACAGGCCAGGATGCCGCTGCAGTCGCAGGTGTATTTGATAGAGTGGCAAAATCCACAGGTGACACCGAAAAAGCTTTCAGTGTAATGTCCAAGACTGCCGGTTTTGATACTCGTCAGGCGTTCGCAGAGCTTCAGACCGCCGCGATAGATTTGGGCAACGCCTCTGTTCCTGTTATAAGAAGTCTTACATCTGTAGTAAAAGACTTATCCAAGTGGTTTGAGCACTTGTCACCGCGAAGCAAAGATTTAGCGGTGAAGATAGGTCTTGTAGCAATTGCCGCTGGGCCGCTATTGAGTGTAGCGGGCAATCTGGTTTCGATATTTCCCAAGGTAGCAACCGGAATAAAAGCTGTTGGAACCGCATCTGCCGTGTCTACTCTGAAAATGCAAGGATTGGCGACAGCCGAGATTGAGGCAAAGACTGCTAGTCTCGGTCTTGGAGCATCATTAAAAGCCATTGCACTAAATCCGTTTACCTGGGCTTTGGCTGCCGCAACTGCTGGCGTTATCGCTCTCCGCATGTCAATCGCACGTACATACAGCGAAATCGACAGGTTGCAGTCCAGTGCCAGTAAATTGTCAGAAACGGCTCAGGCAAATAACAAAAAGCATATGGGTGCGGTTTTAGGTGCTGCGTCTACTGTGAATTTACAAAATCGCGTTAGGTACATCAACCAGCAAATAGACGCTGCAGCAGAACGGAAAACCGAGGCGCAAGGTAAAGCGAAATGGTGGAAATACGGTTCGGCAATGGCTCGCTCTCAAGTTATCGAAGAGACTGCTGAGATTTCCAGGCTCCGCAAGGAAAGAGCTGCTATAAGAGCAGAATTAGACAAACGCATGGAATCTCCGTCCGTATTGAATAATCCCATGTCGACCGCGACTCCATCGTCCGGTCTTTCTGATGAAGACATAAAGGCTCGCGATAGATTGATTGCTAGCACCAGCAAAGCAAATGAACTCGCGCGGCGGGATTTGTCACTGATGGGGATCGCGAACAAATACCAGCAGGAGCGGACGAAGGCTTGGTTCGACTACAACAATGAGAAGAATAAAGTCTTAACTTTAGTCAAAGAGGCTAAGGACAAATACAAATTAGACATTGATGTGTCGGATCAACTTACAGGTCTTGCTGCGCAGTACACGAGTGCTGTGCAGAAAATCAACGAGGAAGAATCTCAGGCGCGTCGTGAAGAGCTAATATCAAACAACTATGCAAAGCTTAATCTAATGGCTTTGCAGGAGAAAAACGAGTATCAATCTCAACGCATACAAGAGAGAGCTAATCTGCTGCAGACTCTCGGCCAGTTAGAAAAATCGAAAGCCTCTGAATTACAATTCAAGCTCGCTATTGCTCAATCGAACAAGCGAATGAATGAAATTGATCAGCAGGAGGCCGAACAACAAAAGTTTGCAGCTGAGACTACGAAACAAAATGCCGAAGCTGCAAAAGACCATGCTCTCGCTGTTCGGAGGGAAATGGCTGATATAGCAGCGACGGCTGCAGAGGATTATGGTGAGCTTACAGGCGATAAAAAAGGCGGCCAACTCAAAGCCCTAGCAATAAAAATCGGCATACAACGCGAAGAGCTTAACAGGGAAAGGGAAAAGGCGGACACCCCCGAAGAGAAGCAGGCTGTGGCCATGAAAGAAAAGGCCCTGCTGCTTGATTCCTACAAAAAGAAATTCGATATCCTCACTGGCGGTGCCCAGGCATTCGCCGACAAGGTCAGGGATTATAAGGACAAAGAAGTCCAAGCCTGGCAGGACCGTATGAATGCGGCAGAGAGGTATTTCAACTATATCAAGGGACAGATCGGTATCAAGTCTCTCGATTCCATTTGGGAAAACGCTGTTGTGTCAACCGCCCAAGCCCAGCTTAAGATGCCTATGCTTCCAGCAGTTCCGTCTCCCAATGTATCCAGTCAGGATGTCCAGGTTGTTTGGGATCAAATGCAAACCGAAACAGCAAACCAGACGTCTGTTCTCAGTGGGCTTTTATCTGATATCCGAAATATCCTTGCTCGGATAGAAAATGACGAGAATATTTAATGGCTACAATTGATTTTGAACCAACCGAACTAATTGAAAGCCGAGAATCCGTGCAGGGTCTTAGGCGTCAATCTACTGGGAAACGGGTTTGGTTGTGCAAGTGGGAAGACAGATTCGGTAGTTGGGTTCCTACTCCAAACGTTACTCAATACACCGATGGTATTGACTCTTCTGATATTGGTGGATTCGAATCGAAACTATATGCTAAAGCCGTTACACGAAAAGGTGTAGGTGCCGGGCGTATTTTTGGCGAGATAACGCTACCATATGACTGCTGTATGGTTACGGTTGAATATGCAGAGCGAAACACTGTAGGGTCCGAAACGATATCTACTAATGGCACAGGGCATGTTATTACAATTACCCAAAGCGGAGAAACGAAGAATATCTCGCTTCCATTAGGAATAATAGAGATAAACAAAACAATACTGATGGGCACCGGCCATTTAGCGCTTTGGTTTTCAGGAATCGGGAAAGTAAATACTAATGCCTGTAGAGGATTCGACGCGGGAACCCTTAGATTTGAGTGGCCTCCTGTTAAACAATATTACGAAAGCTCAATAGGTGCAGATGTCGAAGAAGTGAAATTTAGGTTAGCACATAACCCATATGGCTGGAACAACATTAACGTTGACGGGGTATGGGTGCCGTCTCCGATCCAGCTTTATGACACCATAGATTTTGGAAGCCTGCTGATATGATAACAAGAGCAGAATTTGATGAACTCAAAAAAGAAGTAATCGGCCTGCGTTCAATAATTGCAGTTTCGCCATTGCGTGTCGACCGCGCTGGCGGCGCGCTTATTATGAGCTTAGATAGTATTGCTGATACATTTCGCGCCAAAATCACCGCCAATGACCCAACCTACACGTTCGCAGAGGTGACTTTTGACGGCACGAATTGGAATCTTAAAACCGGAGGAAAGGCCGGCACGGCAATCAATCTAGCTGAATATGCACAGTCTGACCCTGAGCTTGTGCCCGTAAATTCGATTGTCGAGGTCGTTCCGATCACTGTTAGCGGGACAAAATACTACTTCTTTAGCCGAGACATAGGCGCAGGAGAAGACTATTCGGGCGGTGAATTGCTGGAGCTTGCCTATGTCCAGGCTCAGCAAGATACAGACGATTGGGACAAATCCGAAGACGACCAGCCTGTCACCATTCGAATCATCACAGACATTGAATACTCGTCTACCGATGATGAACTAACCTATCGCACCCGAACGCTGCAATTCGACCGCGGCGGAAACCTGCTGTCTATCAGTGCGGAATCCGACCCCAAGACGCTTATAGCAGAATCAATAGAGCATACCTGATGTCACTACTCAAAAAAATCGGTGAAACTACCCTTACCTGGTCTGTCGAGGGTAGTATGAGTCTAGGCATTAATGTTTCTTACCGTGACTCACAACATGAATGCCCTGCATTTGAAATATGGTCGGGTGTCGGAACAGGAGTGGTGTCTGCTAGCCAGGGACTAGCAAGTGGCAGTATTGCGGTTACTGGTGACCCCTTCGGTGTTGGCGAGCAGTGGAAAGCTGCTATCAGTGGCGTAGGATTAAGCGAGCCGGTTATTATAGACTTAGCGGTAGACGGGGACTGGTTTGATTGTTACGGTCAGTACATTCCCAGTTGCGCCGAGAATGACCAATGTGCGGCAGGCTTAGGTTCGCCTTTGCCTGTGCATGTGTTTGATGCACGATCAACTGGCGGTTCTTTTTCTTTCCGAAGCACCGTTTCATTACCTGTGGAGATTTGGATTGAATTAGAAGGCCCTGGTTATGATTATGGAAATGAGATATTCCATGTATACGGCCAAGACTATAATCCTGGAGGGCTACCGCCTCACGCAGGTAGAGTGTATTACAAGAGTGCTGGTCACGCATCTTTTTCGTTTTGGTATGAGGCAATTTTTGGTGATTTTATAGAGCAGCATCATACCGAAACAGGCACCATAGAACTCGGCAGCTTCGATGAATGGTATGGCGATAAAATCGGCGGTCAAAGCAGTGCATTGCCAGGTTCGTTGAGTGGCGACTGGGGCAGCGTGAGTTTCACCACAAACTCAATGAACCTGTCGGTAAGTCCGACTACTTTTAACCCCAACGACCTTAAACCACATGTAATAGCATATCTTTATCGCATTGATGAGGGCGGTTCAAAGTCTGTCAATATGACAACGAAAAATTGGGACGGAACGGATGGGTCATTCAGTATAAGTAAATCCGAGACCCATTCCGGCAAGCGTGCGTGTGAAGTATATCAAAATAATAATAAGGTTGCGAGCGATGAGGTCGATGACAGGCTCAGTGGCGTAAATGGGGAAGTCGAGATAAACTTCTCAACTGATGATCTTGTGCCGATCAGCACCGTAAAGAGTGCGGGTGAGCCTCAATATCCATTTGAGGATGGTATAGATCCATCTTATGGACATGTGCCTATGGACTTCGGCGACAGACGAACGGAACTAGATTTCCCCGAATATAGTGTTGCTGATGTCATCAAAATTAAAGTGCCGGAGTCGAAGAAGATAATCGACTTTCTTGCAACGGATACGTGGTCTCTCACTTCCGGCTCGGCCACGTTTGCTGATGCGGGAGACGATTATATAAAGGTCACGGTGGGTGCAAACGGCGCTGATATCTCTACTACTGCCTACACTGATGATGTTGTCAGAGGAGCGAGATACGCCGCTTTGGTCTACAGCAGTGACGACGGCAGTAAGATCACGCTGAAGATTGGCGGCAAGACCTACCATATCAAACCTACCGAGGGCACAAACCCGGATGAGTATATCGATCTGCTAAATCCTGATGAGGTTGTAGCCGGAACATCGGACATCACACAGTCTCATTTGCCGAGAGAGCTGAATAGTCAAGACCCGACTTGGGGCTGGGGTCTGAACAAGGCTGGCACCATCGAGCTTAAAGGTCTAAGAGCCAACAAGGTTTACTATCTGAAAACATTCAGTCTCAAGCGGAAGTCTGACTGGACGTGGCACGGTTTTAGATGCCCCTGGATAACCGACGCTCCGATGACCCAGAGGGATACAGACCCGTTCTCTATGTTTGCAACGGGTGATTATGACCGTCGCGTAAGAATGGCGATCATCACGTTTGACGGAATTGTCGGAGCAGAGTTCTTCGGGATAAATGACACCTATAGTATCCCCGAAGATGTATGGTTGCACGTTCCGATAGAGGTAGATGACTCGTCATTTATGCTGCCAAGCTCGGGGTTTGTAGAGCTTACGGTTTTGGAAAGCGACCACTGGGCACTTTTCTTGCCGCAGGGCAAGTATGTCTCAAGCGCTGAGGAGTGGACAACAGGCATATCGGCCTATGTGAAAAGCGTGACAGTTCCGTATGGCTATGGGTGTTCGCGGTCAGGCACAAAGTATCTGAGGGGACAGCCTGCATTTACAGTCGTAGGGAATAGAGGTAAAGCGCTCCCTGCTCAACTAGAGACATACCTGAATGATGTGCTCATCGACTCGGAAGATGTCACCGTGCCCACAAACGGTATATACGAAGCTCAGTCTAAACCTCAATCCCATATGGCTTGGGGAACGATCACTGCTGTGGATGCGAGTGGAAGTAATTACAAAATCACAGTAAGTGGCCTGAATGACCGGGACTATACGGGATTCGGACTTTTCGTTGTGAACCATACGCCGTCATCGGAAGTGCCGACAGCGTTTGATATCCTCAGCCACAATACCAGCACTGGTTTAATGGAGCTTGACGCCAGTTCATCGAGCACTTGGCTTGCTGTGGATCAGGTTGTGTCTGTCCACTTGCCTTTGACTTACAAGCTCCTTGTCAGAGGCAGCAGAGTACCGGCCGGTATGAGAAACAGGAACAGAACATTTGCGGCAATTAAAGTGATTCCGCCAGGCTTGCTTTTGAGAAATTCGGCAGGAAAACTGCTGAGAAGCCCTGCCGGTAAACTACTACGATCTTGAGGAGTTATAGATGACAAACCTGCTCTCGCATCCAGCACTTGTAAGTATTCCTGCTGCCTGTGCAGTCATTGTTGTTGTGGCGATGTTCTTGCGCAGTCAGCGTGCCTATTCGCAGGCTCATAGAGAAGAACGGCTCGAAACAGCAGAGGTATTGAAAGAAATGGCCGAGGATTCAAAGACCGTTGCTGAGGACTTCACGAAGCTTATCCGCGATATACAGGAACAACGCCTGAAAGAACAAGCCGCTCTGCTGGAGTTGTATCGAGCGCAAACGATCTGTATGCAGCAGATTGTTGCTAAGTGCCAGAGATGAATAAGCACACAATCAGGTTCCACAATGCCCGACCTCATTCTTGAGGCGGGCTTTTTTTTATGCCTAAAGGAGGCTAACCATGAAAGTAAATCTAACAAAGATCATCGCATTAGTCGGCATATTGCCGACACTGGTAAGTTCTATCAAGGGGCTTGTCACTGAGTTCGAAGACGATAAGTCTACCGGCGAAGAAAAGAAGAATTCGGTTCTCGAAGCGCTCGATATAGCGCTGAAAACCGGGGAGATACTTGTCGATATCGACCTGCCGAATGAAGCGATCCTGTCAGTAGCAGACAAGCTCATCGACCTGGTTGTCGAGATCAAGAACAAAATCGGTGAGTTTACGCACAAGTCCACGGCTACGACTGCGGCGGAGTCCTGATATGGGCAGGAGGTGAAAAATGGCGGCAAAGAAACCCCGTCAATGGTATGGTCTCGTGGTGCATCATACCGCTGGCCACCAGACCGATACCGTGGAATCAGAGAGAGCCTATCATCTAAAGAAAGGCTATCGAGATATCGGCTATCATTACTTCTTCGAAATGGATGACAAAGGGCGGTTTCATCTCAAACCTGGTCGGTCTACCGAGTATCAGGGCTGTCACGGCGACGCTCACGCCAACAAGTATATGTTGGGCGTCTGTGTGGCAGGTAACTATGAAAAGGAAACACTTACCGAGGAGCAGTA